GGCTGACAATCTAAATCACGATGTTTACAAACTTTTCTTCTAAGGAGAAACAAAATGCCCGCACTAGTTTGGGATCTTGTTGGTGAGCGTTTCTACGAAACTGGCGTTGATCACGGAGTCCTTTACATTCCAGATACTACCGGTGTTTATAGTACTGGCGTTGCTTGGAACGGTCTCACTACTGTTACTGAAAGCCCTAGTGGAGCTGAACCGAATGCTCAGTACGCTGATAACATCAAATACCTGAACCTTATTTCGGTTGAGGAATTCGGTGCTACAGTTGATGCATTTACATATCCTCCAGAATTTCAGCAATTTGATGGACTTGGAGTTCCTGCTCCTGGTGTTGTTGTAGGTCAGCAACCTCGCAAAACATTTGGATTGTCTTATCGTACTAGAGTTGGCAATGATTCTGTAGGCGATGCTTATGGTTATAAACTTCATCTTGTATATGGATGCATTGCTACTCCGTCAGAGAAGGCTTATAACACAATTAATGATTCACCGGAAGCTATTGCTTTTAGCTGGACTATTTCTACAACTCCTGTTCCAGTGACTGGATTCAAACCAACTGCATTGATTGTAGTGGATTCCGCTGAAGTCGATTCAACAGCTCTTAGTTCACTGGAAGACCTTCTTTACGGAGGAGATGCAGCAGAAGCTAGCCTTCCTCTTCCCGATGATGTTCTTGCGCTGTTTGGAACAGCAGGGGCGCCCAGTGCAAGTGGTGCTACTGAAGGTGCTCCAGGAGCATGGACTCCGTCAGGTGCTACTCCTCCAGCAGATGTTACTGCTCTTCAAGCAGGAGGAGTAAGTGCTAGTCCGGCTACAGTTTGGGCAACTGGCAGTTATGTTCAAACTGGAACATCTGGCGTTGCTGGTCAAGCTTATTGGGATGGAACTGCTTGGACTGCTGGGAAGGCTCCTTGATTTGATTGATAGGGGATTGGAGAATGCTTATAATAACTGTTCTTGGAGAAGAATACTTTAATGAAGAAACCGAAACTTTTGAAACTGTCGGTAACTTTGAATTAAAGTTGGAGCATTCTCTGATCTCTCTGTCAAAATGGGAGTCAATTCATCAAGTTCCGTTTTTAACAAATCAAGCTAAAACTACTAGAGAAATTTTCTCTTATATTGAATGCATGATTATTAACAAAAATTACCCAGAAAATTTTTTTAACAGGCTTAGCAGAAAAAACATAGAGGATATTAACAAGTACATTGAATCTAAAGAGTCTGCGACTTCGTTTGGTTCAATGCCAGAAAGAAAAGGTAGAGGCGAAGTAATTACTGCGGAGTTAATTTATTATTGGCTGGTTGCATTTAACATTCCATTCGAATGCGAAAAGTGGCATCTTAATAGATTATTCGCTTTAATACGTATTTGTAACATTAAGAATACAAAACCAACAAAGATGAGTCGAAACGAATTAGCTCAAAGAAATAGAGAGCTTAATGACCGACGCCGAGCAGAATTTAACACAAGGGGTTGATTGGAGTCCAAATGACTGCACTTGTTTGGGATGAAACAGGGAAACACTTTTATGAAACAGCGGTTAGTAAGGGCGTTTTTTATGATTCATCCGGTAATGGAACTTCTTGGAACGGCCTTACTTCTATTGAAGAAAGCGTGTCAAATTCAGTTCAACCAATTTACTTTGATGGAATTAAGTTCAATGACATTGTAACAAATGGAGATTTTTCAGGAATTTTGAAAGCTTGGACTTATCCAGATGAATTTCTTCCATATGAAGGTATTCTAGAAGAACAAAGTGGTTTTTTCATTGCAGATCAACCAACAAGTCGGTTTGGTTTATCATATCAAACTAAAATTGGAAATGATATTGAAGGATTAGAGTATGGTTACAAAATTCATCTTTTATATAATCTAACAGCGCTTCCTTCTCAAAGAACATATCAAACTATAACTAATGACACAAGTCCATTAGAATTCGAATGGGCTATTACTGGAATTCCAGAAGCTATTGAAAACTATAGGCCTACTGTGCATGTTATATTTGACAGTACAAAATTGGATAATTGGCTTCTTGAAGATCTAGAAGGAATTATTTACGGAGATGAGGATAGCGATGCATATCTTCCTCCATTAAAGGGTCTTGCTACATTTATTAGGAAATGGGATCGTCTTATCATCACGGATCATGGCGACGGAACATGGAGCGCAGAATCGGCTCGTGAGGGTCAGATCATCATGCTTGATGATACAACCTTTGAAATTACTGCAGACACAGCAATATATTTGGATCCTGATACCTATACTATAAGTAGCAGTGATAAAAATGAGGAGGATGTAAATACATGGCGACTATAACTGGTTTTACAGCTGACCGTATGCTTGTGATTGAAAATGAAACAGTTATTGATGGCGAAGTCCAAGGCGATAATCTCATTCTCATACGACGAGATCTAGTTCCTATAGACGCTGGAAATGTTCGTGGGCCTGTTGGGCCTCAAGGCATTCAAGGTATTGAAGGCCCTGTTGGGCCCGTTGGGCCTCTTGGTCCTATTGGCCCTCAAGGTCCTGTTGGTGCACCTGGTTTAGGTGTTCCTGCTGGTGGTGCCATAGGACAAATCTTGACAAAGAATTCTGCAACTGATAATGATTCGTCTTGGAAGGATTTAGATCCAGTATTACCAAGAGGTATAATACAAGCAGCATCTTCTACAGTAGTTTCTGAAGTAATGGGTACATATGTAAAAATGTGGGCTGGAATACAAGGTGCTGTTATTGAAGCTGGACGCAATTACCTTGTATCATGGTATTTTCAATTATCACAAATGACTGCCGCATGTACTACTACAACATGTGATATTCGAACATGGGGGACTATGTTTAATGGTGGAGAATGGAGAAGAGGTTTGCGTACTGGACCGTATGCTACTGGATCTTTATTTGTTGGAGGAGGAGCAGTAATGAAATCAACTGTATCAGGTCCTATTAATATTGAATTATGGGGAGCTTGCAACCCAGGTTCTCTTCGTAACTATATGAGCGAATTAGTATTGACCGATATAGGACTGTGAGGAAATTAAATGAGTTATAAATCTCAATCAGATCTTCAAAATGACCAGGATTTCCAAGCTAGAGTAGCTGCAGTAAATATTCAGCAAGCTTATATTTATAAGGATTCTGCGTTGGAATCTTATAAATCCTTAGCAAATGCAATTATGAAAGACGATACAACTGCTGGCTCTACGCTTCTTCGTCTTGATGCGGCTGGTCCAGGAGTTGCTGATAAAGTAGAGCAACCAAATGGTGATGTAGATCAATCATTAGTAACAGATGATGATCTTCTTAGTTTGACTCAAGCCAATTGGCCTGTTGTGGCAGGTCTTTATTATAACGAAGATGGTACTCCTATTGGAGGGTAAACATCATGATCTCTGCCAGCGTATCAGGATCGTTTAGTAAAACTGAAAAGTTTTTTGAATTCTTAAAATCAGATAAAATGTTTAGTGGTTTGCCTGCTGGTGGACGTCAAGGTGTAGATGCTCTTTCAAGAGCTACTCCAAGAGAAACTGGTTTGGCAGCTAGTTCTTGGGGTTATGAAATTGTTAAAGAATCAGGGATGCATAGAATTTGGTGGTACAACACTGACATAGAAGGCGGCGTAAATGTTGCTGTGCTTATTCAGTATGGCCATGGAACCGGAACTGGTGGTTATGTTCCTCCTAGAGACTATATTAATCCAGCAATGAGATCAGTATTTGATAATTTGGTTGATTATGTTTGGAAGGAGGTGGAAAATGGCTAGTGTTGATGAACGTGTTGTCAAGATGACCTTTGACAACGCTTCGTTTGAAAGAAGAATAAGCTCTACAATTGACAGTATAAATCAATTGGATAAAGCTCTTCAACTTAAAGGCGCTGCAAAAGGAATTTCAGAAGTTGGAGACGCCGCCGATCATGTAAATTTGGGTGGAATGGCTGATGCTGTTGAAAACATTAGTCATAAATTCTCTGCTCTAGGTGCAATTGGATTTAGTGTTATTCAAACCCTTACCAATAAAGGTTTGGGGTTTATAGAAAACGTAGGTAAGAAAGCTTTAGGATCTATATTTGAAGGCGGTACCACAAGAGCTAAGAATCTCGAGCAAGCAAGATTCTTATTTGAAGGTCTTGGCGCTGATGTAGAAGCATCAATGGAAAGCGCAAGAAAAGCTGTAGTAGGAACAGCATATGGTCTTGACGAAGCTGCTAAGACTGCTGCTCAGTTTGGTGGTTCTGGAATTAAAGCTGGCGACGAAATGACAGCTGCCCTTCGTGGTGTTGCTGGTGTTGCTGGAATGACTGGTAGTTCGTTCTCCGAAATATCCGATATTTTCACTGCTGCTGCTGGCCAGGGCAAAGTAACTGGTTATACCCTAGAACGAATCTCAATGCGAGGTATAAATGTTGCCGCACAATTGGGAAAACAGTTGGGAAAGACAGAACCGCAAATTCGTCAAATGGCTCGAGATGGCGAGATTGACTTTAAAACCTTCGCTAAGGCTATGGACGACGCCTTTGGTAAGCACGCGCAGGAAGCTAATAAGACATATGTAGGTTCTTTAGCTAATATGAAAGCGGCCTTGTCTAGGCTTGGCGCTGCTTTTATGACCCCCCATTTGACGCAGCAAAGAGATTTGTTTAATGCTATTTCACCTAAGGTGGATGATTTTACAAAGGCGATGAAGCCTCTTATTAAAACATTTATGGATCTAAAAGGTGTTGCTACTGGAAATCTTATTAAAACGATAAATGGTCTTAGTTTTGCTAATTTAACTAAAGCAATTCCAAATTTTTCTGCTGGACTTAAAGAATTGTACCAATCATTTTCTAAACTTCTCAGCATTGTCGGAAAATCATGGAAACAAGTTTTTCCTTCATCATCAACTTCAATTATAATTACTCTTGCGAATGCTTTTAAGAAGCTAGCCGATCATCTTACAATATCTGGAGATGCAGCCAAGAAAATTGGAAGTATATTTACAGGCGTATTCTCTATTTTAAAGATTGCTTGGACGATTGTAAAAGAAGGTATAAAATTTATTGCTTCATTGGTTGGCGAAATTCTTGGTCTTGGTGGAGGACCGGTTGTTGATATATTTGTGAAAGTTGCAGATTTCTTCACTGCTTTGCAAAAGGGTGTTGCATCTCCTGGTAACATAAAGAAATTCTTTCAGACTTTAACTGACGCTGTTAAAATGCCAATTGATTTTATCAAAGATCTTAAAGATAAAATTATTGATTTCTTTAAGAGCGATCCTGTTGATAAAGTTTCACCAGCTTTTGGTAGAGTTGGCGATAGATTTTCTTCATTAAAAGATGGTTTAAGCAAACTAGGGGATATTTGGGCGCCATTATCAAAAGCTTTAGGACGAGTTGGTGAAGTTCTTAATACTGCTTTGCAAGCAATTGGTAGATTCTTTAAGGATCTTGGCAAGAATATTGCTTCGTTTATGAAGTCTGGTGACTTTAAGCCAGTTCTCGATACAATAAATACTGCCCTCCTTGGTGGAATCACTTTGATTATTGCGAGATTTCTTAAGGGTGGAATTAATATTTCTATTGCGCAAGGACTTATGGATAAAATTGGCGGTATATTTGATCAACTTACTGGCGTGCTTAAAGCAATGGAAACAAATATTAACGCCGGAACTTTGATGAAAATTGCTGAAGCCATGGGTATATTAACGCTTTCTGTCATTGCTCTTTCTTTGATTGATTCTGTTGCACTGACTAAAGCTTTGACAGCGATGGCCGTTGGTTTTGGTGAATTACTTGGCGCGTTTGCTATTTTACAGAAAGTAACTGGAACCGCAGGAGCAGGAAAATTTGTTGCTATTGCTCTTGGATTGCAAATTCTTGCTGGAGCAATGTTAACTCTTTCCTTGGCGGTTGCGCTTCTTGCTCAACTTAGTTGGAATGATCTTGAAAAAGGTATGGGCGCAATAATTCTTTTGCTTGGTTCAATGGTTGGAGTATCACTTCTTCTTGAAGGGAAAGGTCCTGCTTTAGCTGCGGCAGGTCTTGGAATTGTAGGAATTGCAACCGGAATAGCCATCTTGGCTGGAGCTGTAAAGCTTTTTGGAACTATGAGTTACGAAGCGATTGGTAAAGGCTTGGCCGGTGTTGCTGGTGGTCTTCTTGTAATTGCCGCAGTTATGAAACTTATGCCTCTAACTATGCCGCTTATAGGTGCTGGACTACTAATGGTTTCATTTAGCTTGGATATTTTAGCTGGCGCAATGAAAAAGATGGCAAGTATGTCTTGGGGAGAAATTGGTAAAGGTTTGGCTGGAATTGCCGGAGCTTTACTAGCCATTGGTTTGGCAATGAACCTTATGCCATCAAACATGATAGTTACTGCTGCAGGATTGCTTCTTGTAAGTATTGCCTTGCAAGGTATAGCTAAAGCTTTGGCAAGTGTAGGAAGTTTGTCTTGGGGAAGTATAGCTAAAGGTTTGGCTGGAATTGCGGCAACTTTGATTCTTCTTGCAGCAGCGATGTACATTATGCAAGAGACCATTCTTGGCGCTGTTGCTATCGGCATTGCCGCTGCCTCATTGATGCTTCTTGCTGGTGTTGTTAAAGCATTTGCTGGGATTAGTTGGGGCGATTTGCTTCACGGTCTTGGTGGAATTGCTATATTGCTTCTTGGAATTGCTCTTGCTGCCCTGGCAATTGAGCCCGCTGTTCCTGCAATGCTTGCTCTTGGAGCAGCTTTGATTGTTATCGGGCTTGGATTTGCAATGTTCGGTGCTGCTGCATTCTTAGTTGCTAAAGCATTTGATATGCTTGCTAAAACTGGTGAAAAGGGGTCAAAAGCTTTTGTACAATCCCTTAAGAATATGGGAGCGGCAATTCCTGCTTTTGCTACCGGGTTTGCAACGGCTTTAGTTGAGCTAGCTAAGATATTTATGAAATTTATTCCAACTTTAGTCAAGATGATAATTACTTTGCTTTCAAGTCTACTTGACGGTTTAATTGTGATCATTCCGAAAGTTCTTACGATTATAGGACAGCTCATTACTGGAATTTTAAATTTGCTTAAAACAAAGATTCCAGAATATGTTAATGCTGGACTGGAAATGATTCTTGGAATCCTTAAAGGACTTCGAGATAATATTCCAAAAATCATAATCGTTGTTGGTGAAATCATAACAGGATTTCTCAATGCGCTTGCGACTGAGCTTCCTAAGATTGTTGATTCAGTAGCCAATCTTATTATTGCTCTATTTACCAGTGTAGCAACAGCTGTTGGTAAGGTTGCAGGAACGTTGATGTTTGGCATTGGTATTGCATTTATTAATGGATTTATGAGTGGAATTCTTGCTTCAGCCCCCGGTCCTGCAAAATGGTTTGCTAATTTGGCGGGTAGTGTTCTTGGATGGATTGGAAATGTAGCAAGTACGCTAGTTACCAAGGGTAAGAATTTCATATCTGGCTTGTATTCTGGTATCACAACACAAGCTTCAGGTGTAATTAGCTGGTTCCAGAGACTTCCTGCTAACATTCTTAGTTGGATTGGTAACGTTGCAGGTACACTTATTGGTTCTGGTAGAAATCTTATAAGTGGCCTATACAATGGAGTTACTGGGGCTATTGGCTCAGTATCAGGATGGTTTGCTCGTCTAGGTGGGAATATTCTTAGTTGGGTTGGTAATACTTTAGGTATTCTTGGCACCGCTGGTCGTAATATTATGACTGGGCTATATAATGGTATTACAGCTGGTTGGGGCACTGTGTCTGGATGGATTAGTGGAATTGGTAGTCGTGCCGCAGGTGCTGTCGGAAATCTAGGCGGCGTTCTTACTGGCGCAGGTAGAAGCATTATGGACGGTTTGTTGAGTGGTATAACAGATGCCTGGAATAAAGTTGCTGGTACGCTTAGTGGATTAGCTGATAAAATTAAGAGTCTTAAAGGACCCCCGAAGAAAGACGCTAAGCTACTTATCGAAAACGGTATGCTTATTATGCAAGGACTTCAAAAAGGCATAGAGGATGAGTGGGATAATGTAGCTAATTGGCTGAGCTCGGTTGACCCAGCTGCTGAACTTGACAAAAACATTGGCGATCGTATGTCTAATGTTTTGAATTCGGCAATTAGTGATATGGTTTCTCAACTTGAAACTATGCCGGAAATGACGCCAACAATAACCCCCGTTCTTGATTTAACTAATGTCGTTGCTGGTGCTAAGCAAATTTCTGATTATATTGCAGAACCAACGCTTACCCCAACATATTCATACAATCAAGCAAGTACCATTGCCGGTGCTACTTCTATTCGATCTGATGATACAACTAAAACAGACGCTGCTGGTGGTGCAGTGAAGTTTGAACAAAATATTTATGCTCCAACACAACTTTCTACAAGTGATATCTATAAGAATACTCGTAATCAAATCACAATAGCTAAGCAGGAGTTGAGTATCCCATGAGAGTCACTAACGTAAGTTTATATTCCAACAACATAGAAACTGTCGCATTTAGTTTAAGCCAAGCAGAGCCAGATGCTCGATATTATGTCAGAGATATGACTGGATTAGATAGTGAAGATTTAATTCCTAGATTTTATGGATTTGGTGCACAAACAAAAACTAAATTTTATGATTTTGTACTTAAACCAAGACTTATTGTTATTCGATTTGTATTAAATCCACGGTTTAATCTTGACGAATCATATTCTGATATTCGTGATACCCTGTATAAATCTATTTCTTCGGCTAGAAGTGGACTAGTTTATTTGAATTTTAACTCCGGGGGAACAACTGTAGCAAGGATCGCTGGCTTTATTACTAAATTTGAAGTTCCATATTTTACTCCACTTCCAGAAGTTCAACTTACAGTTAGATGTGATGATCCAGTGTTTAGAGGAATTAGTCCAGTTTTGTATAAACAAATTGATCTTAAAACCGTTAATCCGATCATTGTTCCAGATAGTATGTCTACTGCGCCTCACGGATTTTCATTTCAAGTAACTTTTAAGGCCG